GTGGGTGACGGCAACCGTTTTATTGGTAACAAATCAACGTGTTTTGGCGACAATAATATTGCAAGTGGCAATCATAACTTTAATATCGGTGTTCAAAATGAAAGCACTGGAAACGAATGCTTTATTCAAGGTCGGGAACATCAAACAGACATAAATAAATCTGTTATTTTTGGTGAATTTAATATTGTTGTAGATACCGAAAAAATAACCTCTCCAAACAAAAACCAACATAATTTTGTGAGCGGATACAAAAATACACTTACAGACGGGTCATCAAATTATATATTTGGAACAAACATAGACGTAAGCGGGGTATCATACACAACTGCTTTCGGATACAATGCCGATGTAAGCGGTGATTTAAAATTTGTAGTTGCTACAGAAGCATTAAATGGAAACGGATTTACAATTGATCACAGTGGAAATACACAAATAGAGGGAGACATTAAGTGCTTGACCAACAAAAACAAAACAATATTTGATAATTGTGACCATAACATCACGGTGGGAAACGCAAATACATTAACACTTTTTCCGGGGGAAATTGCGAACTATTCCGATGAACGCCTTAAGTTTAACATTGAAACAATCAACGACCCATTGAATAAACTTTGCCAATTAAGGGGGGTTCGATACAATCGTAACGACATCAATAATGACAATAAAAAACACATTGGATTAATAGCACAAGAAGTAGAAAAGGTAGTTCCAGAAGTAGTCAACACTGAGAATGATGGAAACAATTATTTATCGGTTAGTTATGGCAATTTGGTTTCCCTGTTGATTGAATCTATCAAAGAATTAAATGGAAAAGTAAATGTATTGACATCAGAGAACACCGTTTTAAAATCAGATGTATCTACTCTAAAACAACAAATGCAACAAGTATTGGCTACTATATCGCCTTAATTTGATACACCAATTACAAATATAAATTGAAATAATAATAATACCTAAATATTAGTATTAATATCATTTATCTATACACCGCAACTATGAATCTTGAATACTTAAGCACAAAATATCCTCATGAACGAGACAGTCATATTACATTTGATGAAGGTCCACATATTTACACTATTGATGGAGACAGTAGTTTTATGTCGGTTACTACTTGGAATCACAAGCATTTTAAACCGTTTGACAGCGATGGTATAATTAACCGAATGATGTCTTCCAAAAATTGGCACAATAGCAAATATTTCGGGCAAACAAAAGAAGAAATCAAAGCAATGTGGAACGCAAACGGCCAACAGTCTTCAGCTGCCGGTACGAAGATGCATTATGATATTGAATGCTTCTACAACAACAATGCGGTTGAAAATGACTCTGTTGAATTTTCCTATTTTATGAAGTTTCACAACAATATTCCAGACTTGAAACCTTATCGCACAGAATGGATGATATACGATAAAGAACTTAAACTAGCCGGATCTATCGATATGATATATGAAAACCCCGATGGAACACTTGATATTTGTGATTGGAAACGCTCAAAAGAAATTAAAAAGTTTAACTATTGGGGAAATAGTGCTACTACGGAGTGTATTGAACATTTACCAGACGTAAACTATTGGCATTACACCCTACAATTAAACACTTACAAATACCTTCTTGAAAAAAATTACAAAAAAACAATAAAAAGTATGTATTTGGTTTGTTTACATCCAAATAAACCTTCTTATGTTAAATATAATGTTCCTCATTTACCTCAAGAAATAACGGATTTAATGAATCTACGACTTGAAATGGTTAAAAACAATACCTCTCAACATTAACCAATTTACCAGAATTAATATATAAAATTGATTTAAACAAATCACGCCTTTTTTATTAACAAACCAAACTTAAATGAGTAAAATGAACGACGAGCAAACGCAAACGCAAGAGCAACAGCAAAAACTACTATCAAATGAAATGATGGAAATTTATGAAAAGTATGTAACGCCTCATACAGGAGATTTCGAATTATTATCCAGAAGCACCCCATTGATGGAGACCGGGTTATTTATTGGAATGATTGGATTGGCATATAACCCTGAAATCATCGTATATTGTTTTAAATTTATAATGTTATTGAATGTACTTATATCCGGTGTTACATTGGCAAGTTTTATAGTAGGAACATTTATATACAGCAAAGAAGACGTAGAAGATACAGACGGATACGAATCAGAAGTAGATGAAAAATATGAAGACATGTATGATATTGACGAGATTGAAGATATTAGCGGAAATCCATCAGAAAACGTTTACATCTCAGACGTAACACCAGATGGGATCGCATTTATGAAATACAACAACTATAAGGAAGGATTTGAATATTGGGCAGAAAAATCGATTCAATATGACTATTTGGAAACAATGTGTAGAAAATATGTAAAAAACTGTCGGTGTAAGAACATGTATATTGATAGAAAACGATTGTTGAGAGAAAAGAGAAGTCGATTGGAACAAGAGAAGAAGCGTCAAGAAGAACAATCTGAAATGGAAAAAGAAGACCTAGTAAAATTAGATGATGTAGACGACGATGATGATGTATTTGCTAAACTTAAAACAAATGTAGACAAGCGATATGATGAAACCACAAGAAAAAAAAATAAGCAAGACAGTGTCGTAGACCAAGCAAACAAGTATATTTACATGGGTAAAATCAATGAAATGCTTGCTTTTAAAACCACGCGCAACGATGAACTATCCGATACCGCTACAAAGAAAAATGTTAGTTTTAGCATGTTTAAAGCATTGGGACTAAAGTAACATTCAAATATCTGGTACTTTTATAAAATAAAAATCTTACATAACAACCAAAATCAAATAAAAACAATAAACTATTGTTTTTATTTTTGTTCTATTATATCTATCACGTCATTAAACAGTTTTACCCATAGCATCTATTAATGCGGCGTCTTGTTGGACGGACGATAACATATCATTAAACCCATTTATTTTCATTTTAATCTCCTTAAATCGTTTTAAGGGTCCTTCGCCTTTTTCACTTAAACTAGCAAGCATTTTGTCATATTTTTCAATAATGTTACCTACATTTTCAGAAAACTGCCCCAATCGTGGCGCCAATTCGTTTACTACCTTTGCCCCTTGAAACCACAAATTAGCAGGAGCACCTACAGGTCCTGCTGTTGCAACTCCAACCATCAATCCTTGTAATGCGGCGCTAATAGCAGTTACAATAAAATCTTTGATAACTGGTCTAAAATTTTCCATTGTATCATCTAGCAATTTTTTATTTTCTTTTAAAGTAACAATAACTGCCATAAATGTTTCATTCGCAAATTTGTTTAATAAATCAACTGTTTCTTTTAGTTGAGCACTTGTTTTTTGATTAGTTAAAGCAAAGTTTAATCTATCTAACAAAAACATTAGAAGAATATTTCCTCTCATTCTATTTTTAGCTGTCAACAATCCAGATAAACCATCTTCTTCCAAATCAATCGAGGCACTTTTAAAGACATCATTAATAATGTCTATACTAGTATTGGAATACTTTGAAACAAACTCAAAAAAATATTTTAATGATGTTTGCTTTAAATTTCTAAATAAATCTGCCCCTAATTTGTCTTTGATGGTATCTATGGTGATTGTTTCACCATATCTAGAAGCGCTGTCTATTAATTGTTCCGCGTACTTGTCTGCCAACTCTCTTGAACGTGAAAAATTAACCTTATTCACTGTTTTGGTAGTTGTTTCCAACGCTTTATTGTTAAATGTACCATCTGGTCCTTTGCTTTCTCCGTCTTCTTGTTTTTCTTCTACTTTATCGCTCACCTCATTATTTTCAGATGATACCTTGCTTTCCCCGTCTTCTTGTTTTTCTTCTACTTTATCGCTCACCTCATTATTTTCAGATGATACATTACTCATTGATATAAATTATTTAGATTTATTATTTTTATCTTTTAACCATTTATTATATCCTATACATCGTTCCATATCAAAAGAAGTCCCTAACATTTCTTTTGCTATATTTATTGCGATCGTTTCCTGTTTTGTTAAACTTTCAAGGTATTCTTGAAATAGTTTACTCATTATTTTTATTAACGTTACTATTTGCCTTTAATATAAATTCAATTTTATATGTTTATTTTCTTAAAACATATACCAATCCTGGTGTTCGCTTTACCTCTATTTTTGTTAGTATATCGTCGATGGTATAATTTAATGGTATCAATATTTTCAAGGCATCTGGTATTTCATCAAATGTTAATAATCGATTTTCGTTTAAATGCATTAAAGCATAAAAGCAGGTATGTCGTGTTAATCCTATATTTTCAACCGGTTTTATCGATATTGGTTTTATAAAACTATTCAATAATGGGTCTTCTACTTTTCTTTCAAACCCCAATACTTTTTCATAAGTACATAGAAATGGATTGTATTGTATTTTAGACACTAAATAATAAATCATATATACTGGTGGATTAAATAAAATAAATTGAATTGATTTAAATTTAATAATTAGTAATTGAATTACCAAAACAAACAACATGTCTCAAATTACATACCGGTTTACATTTAATAAGGAACTATTTTGCAATATACGAGAGTTCTCTAAACTTCATAGTAATGATACTTGCGATGAGTTTATGCATGAATTTACCATATGGATTCGCAATAACAAAACTTTAATAGATTGTGAAACCTCTAGGTTGGAAAATTTAGGGTTTAAGGGAGACATTGAAAAAAAGATATACAAAAGTGCGAGATACTACTTTAAAAACAAATCTAAAAAACAATATACAATTAACAATAGCAAACTTCGTAAACCATCTATATACATTTCTAGAAATCCAATGTTCCTTAAATTGGTGGAAACATATATTAGCAATAATCCTATGAAAGCATCGTTGTTATTCAATAAGTTTATAAATGATGATAATGAAACAATACAAACTGGTATAAAAAAAGAAGTAAATAGACTATCTAATTGCCAAATACAACATATAGATTGTTTTAAAAAAATACATAAAACATTTAACAATGCTTATTATAAAATAAAAAAATCAAAACTAAAACAACAACTCAAACAATAATGATCGATTAAAATAAATACTTATATTTTTTATAACTATTTATATTAAATGAATACAAAGCATAGTTTAATTGATATTATACGATATGGTAATACCAAAAAAGATAAAGATGACAAAGAATTAGAATTTGATATGACTGGAGGACGTGTTATTGGAGAAGGAGGATATGGGTGTGTATTGAAACCAGCAATAAAGTGTAATGGAAAAGAAAGAAAAGGAGAAAAATACATTACCAAGATTCAGTTAAGTAGCGACACATCTGATAAGGAAATTAAGATAGGGAAACTTGTAAAAAAAATACCATTATCCTACAAACATTTTGCTCCTATTGTATCGAATTGTGAATCCAAACCCGGCGTAGTAAGCATGATTACGAAAAACAATAACTGTAAATTTTTAAATGAACATCCCAAGAAACAGTTTTCTATTTCTACAATCCCTTCTATTAATGGAGATGATTTTAAACATCATGTATACAATCAACAAGGCAGTAGTGATATGTTGTACACGATAATTCATAGTTATGTTTACTTGTTATTTTCTGTATATTTATTAGACAAACATGGTATTATTCATTATGATTTAAAAGGTGAAAATATAATGTATGATATTAATAAAAAACGACCAATTATTATTGATTTTGGACTTTCCATACCTAAAAAAGACATAAAACCCAATTTCAATGATCCAGATTATATGTATAATTTAACCAATCATTTTTACACGTATGCCCCTGATTACCAGTTATGGTGCCTGGACATACACTATTTAAGTTTTGTATGCAACTATCCCAATAAAAATATAAAAGATAAGATAGAAGAAATGGTTGATGTTTATATGTCAGAAAATAAGGCATTGAGTATGTTGTCTACTTCATTTAATGAACGATACAGGGAACTTTCTATACGACAACTTAACAGTTATGCAGATATGGGAGTAGAAAAATCAATTGAGTACATTTACACGCACTGTGATACGTGGGACAATTACGCGTTGTCTATTATGTTTTTAAGATTATTAAAACTAATACAATCCGACAAAAAAACCAATCACTTCTTGGAATTTTTTGAAATGCTTTTGTGTCTTAATATACATCCTATTCCCAAAAAGAGACTATCGATTAAAAAAACGCACGATTACATGGTTTCTTATTTAGATAAAAACATAAACGATATAAGCATATTTCAACAAGTCATTAATTTAATTGAAAAGGATAAATCAAATATTAAAAAGGCAGTGCAAAAACAAATAAAACATGACGAAGCAGTTTCCTATAAAATGTCTTTGTTTAAACCATAGATAAGCATAAACACCCTCCAATTTCCTTAAAATCATATATTTATATAACTAAAAATATGATTTGGTATTGTTCAACTATACAACCGTTTACTTGCGACTTTTCTTACTTTTCCCCTTCTTACTTTTCTTACTTTTCCCCTTCTTACTTTTCTTACCTTTCTTTGATTTCATGGTTTTCCCCTTTTTTCCACCGGTAAATTTCTTTTTCATTTTCTTTTTCATAGTTTTGCCCTTTTTAATTACTTTTTTCGCTACCTTGGCAGTAGTTTTTTTTGCCTTTTTCCAAGTTTTTTTTGCCGCCTTGAGAACTTCCTTAAACATCGTTCCCTTTGGAAGTAAAGTTCTTGTTTTTTTTACGTGTACTAACCACATATTTACCATTGTATATATATTATAATGAGAAATAAATTGAAATATATAAATAAATATATTGTAGTCCGTAATCAAATAAACCAATATGCAACCACCCAACCCAACCAACATACAATTATCTTATTTACTTTACAATATAGATGAAGTAAAGTATAGTTTCGTATTGTCTTTGTTGTTTCAAGGCAAACACACCGTTCAAGAATGTTTGTTTTGGGCATTTGACCTATATAAAAGTAAACATGAGAAATACTTATGGAATATTATAACGCAACTATACTACGACTTTTATTATGTTAAAAACTTATCTTTTGAAAAAACAATTAACAGTGAATATCATTCTTGGGAACATACAAATAGTTTTCAACCGATTGCTAAAATAGTAAAAATATTACATAAACAACCAATATCAATTCTAATGTTTCAACACTATTATACTGCTATGGTTGATAATTCACAATCCATGGTAGATATTAACTCTACCAAATCCCTGTTTGGACAGTCATCTATAGATTTAAATCAATCGTTTTGTTATTTAAGGTCAAAAACTATAAATGAAGTTAAAAATATATACAAAACACGGTATCGGTTAAGTGTAAAAAATGATATATGTTTGTTTTACACAAACCAACTACATAAGTGGGTCGTTAAATTGATGACCAAACTAATTACAAGAAAAACCGTTTGGATTAAAACAAAATTAAGTGACGATGATAATGTATTTATATGTACTTTGCACGAACCGGTCACTAAAATATACAAAACATTAAGTGAAAAGCGACTTTATGAAATTAATAGTAATATTGGTGCGTTTCCATTACAGCGTTTTAAAGAAGATACTGATGTAGTTTCAGTGTGGAATCAAAGCATAAGTAAATATATACCGGACGATGTAGACAAAACTATATCTGCTTACTTGTATAATTGGGAATATTATGCTAAAGACACTCCATTTTGGTGCGATATATTTAAAACATACCAAGTATCATTTAAGAAAAAAAAGATTGTGTTTCCTAACGATGATGCGTTGGAACAGTTTTATGATACCTATGGATTCGAACCGGACGAACAAAGCAGTGAAACACAAATGAAAAGTTTAAAACCAATAGAAAAAATAAGCATACAACAGTGTTTTCAAAAATACAATATTCATATAAACAATACAGTACAAAACTATCAAGTGTAAAATTATCTAGTATAAAATTGATTTAAAATAAACTATATAGTTTATTTTTATAAACAACAATGGTAAAAAATAAAAAAGGAGGAAGCAGTCATAAAAAAATGGCAAGTAAATTTGCCAAGGCAGTGCCAATACGAAGGTCGTTGCGACTGGCAAATCCTAGAGAACCGTGTGAAATATACGCACGAGTTCTTAATGTATATGGTGGGGCAAACGTGGGTGTTATATGTAATGATGGCGTCGAACGAATGTGTATATTGCGTCGAAAATTCAGAGGAAGAAACAAGCGTGACAATCAAATAGCAATAAATAAAATTGTATTGGTAGGAAGGCGAGAATGGGAGGTCGTTGCTCCAAAAAAAAAGCAAAAGGTCGATTTATTATATGTTTATTCAGAATACCAATACGAGCAATTGAGGAATGAGAAAAATATAACCCAACATATATGGAAAGAAGTGGACGCTGAAATGAAGGTAGAAGAAGACGCTGGAGTAGAGTTTACTACTGAAGAAGAACTGTTTCAAGATAGCAATATAATTATCAATATGGGTAACAACGATGACAAACAGTCCGATAAAAATAAAACAATAACTCAAACAGAAGTAATTAATTGGGACGATATATAACTAGTAACATATAGAACTAATAATAGTATAATCATATTTTTATTGTTCAATGTCATTATTGGAATTGTCCGTTAAAATGTGTTGAAAGTTAGAGAGAAAACTATCTGGATCTTGCATCATCTGTAATGTAAAATAAAAATCGTCGTCATCTTCTTCATAATCATCATCAGACAATTCTTCAATGCTATCTAATAAAGTTTCAAACGTTTGTAGATTATAATTTCTATTGTATGGTTGTAACAATTGTTGATTTAATGATAAATCAATTGTAATATTGGAAAATAATGTTAATGGGTTG